AAGAAGATGAAGATGGTAACAAGATTAGCGATGTCAAAGGTATTCGTGCTGCTTGTAAAATTATGAAAACAAGATATGCTAAACCCTTTGAGTCAGTACAGGTTAAAATCCCATATGAAACAGGAATGAATCCCTACAGTGGATTAGTAGATATGTTTGAAGGCAAAGGGCTTCTCAAGAAAGAAGGAAACAGTCTGGTTTATACATTATCTGACGGTACTGTAATTAAGCAGTTTCGTAAGGCGTGGGAACGCAATGAAAATGAATCTTTAGATAAGGTAATGAATGACTTTGTTACAAATCCGCACAAACATAATGAAATATTAATTGAGGAAGAGGCTGTTGAGTAATTATTATTGCTCACAAAAGTTCTGGTTTCTGTCCTTAGATCTTGAAAGACAGAAACTACAATCATGTTGCGCAGCATCACCAAGTAAAATAGATGTAACCTGGTTAGAAAAAAATAAAGGACAATTATTTAATACACCAGAGCTCATTAAAGAAAGAAATGATTTATTAAACGATATTCCTGTTAAAAGTTGTGAAGATACTTGTTGGAATCCAGAAGGAAAAGGATTACCAAGTCGCAGAACAATAATGAAATCAAATGTAGTTACACATACAAATGTAATTGCAGAGCCAGAAGTTTTACATATAAATGTAGGTAGTAATTGTAATTTGACCTGTGTGTATTGTGGAAAACAATATAGTACAGCATGGCAAAGAGATATCAATAATAATGGCGTATATTTTAATGACAATAGATTTAAGATATTACCAATTGATTCGTTAGTTGTAAAGATAGGACAAAAAACTATTAAAGCAAGTAAATCTTATAATCTAATATTAGATGAAGTTAAAAAATATAGTAACCTTAAGGAAGTTCTTATAACCGGCGGAGAACCTTTATTATACAACAACCTAGTAGATTTACTCAATTCGTTAGCAGAATCTACTGCGATAAAAGTATTCACTGGCTTAGGTGTAAACTCTAATAGATTACAAAAGTTAATTCAAAAAATACACAATAAAAATGTTGAATTTATTATCAGTGCCGAAACAACTGGGCCATTGTATGAATTTATTAGATTTGGACAAAAGTATAAAAATTTTTTACGTAATTTAAAAATAATAGAGAATAAATTTAGTATTGCTTTTAGTAGTGTCTTGTCAAATTTAACTATTCATGGGTTTTATGAATTTGAAAAAGAATTTGCTGATTATAAAATGCACTATATCAGTTTTTGTACATCACCAGAATATTTGAATATTAATTTAATGGATAATAATAGCAAGTCTCTTTTAAAAACTTATAATTTTGTAAATCTTAACCATGAAATTAAAACGACCTTAGAAGCAGATTATACTAAAGATAATAAAGAAAAACTTAAATTATTTTTGCTTGAGTATGCTCGTAGACGGAATTTATCCTTAAACGTTTTGCCTGAAAGTTTTGTACAGTGGATAACAGAGTAAATTCAGTTACAGTTACGACTAATAATCCAATTGTAAAAGTTGAACCTTTTACTCCATGCATTCAGATTGAATGGATGATTAGTAAACGATGCAATTTTGATTGTAGTTATTGTCCCCCAAGATGGCACGACAAAACTTCTAGAGATTTAACCTTAGAAGAATTAAAAACAGCTTGGATTAAAATTATTGAAATAACTGAACATAAACCGCAATTAATTAATTTGTCAATATTAGGAGGGGAGCCTAGTTTAAATAAAAATTTGTTACCATTTTTAAAATGGGTAAGAGAAAATTATTCTAATAATGTTGGAGCTATAGGGACAGTAACAAATGGAAGTGCTCAATCGTCATTTTATATAGAATTAGTTAATTATTGTGATTGGGTAACGTTTTCTACTCATAGCGAGTTTATGAATGAACGTAAATTTTTTAGAAACATTATAAAGGCCCATAAAGCCAGCAAAAAAACTGGATCAATGATAATGGTAAATCTGATGCAGGAATCATGGTATAATGAAAGAATAGAACTGTATCAAAAATTTTTGAACAAGTATAATATAGCTAATTATATGCATCAGATTGAATATAGTGAAGGATTTAACCAATTTGATGGTAAACGTGCAGCAGTTAGACCTGTAAAAATAACTAAAAAAATGAAATTTATATGACAATTTTAGTCAAAGATGAACATTGTAATGCTGTAGTTACTCTATTAGATGGTACGCAAATTGAAGTATTTGCTAATCAGCTTCTAGATAAGAATCTTCATCAATGGAAAGGCTGGTATTGTAATGCTGGCGTTGATAGAATAGTTATTAACGACGACTTTACTGTTCACAGCGGAAGATGTTTAAATGACTTTATGGGTAATCTATTAGATGAAGATTTTAAGTTATTTGATAAGCCTACAATATGTAAACAGGAAGAATGTTCTCTATGTCATGGCGACTTGTATGTAGCAAAAACCAGTAATATATTTGGAGATAAAAATGAGTATTGATGTTGAGGTTTTAGTAGAAACTTATACGATTATGAAACAGTATATCCCATCAAAGGATAGACAAGAAGCGTCGGACAACCTAATGAGTGTATTAGTTGATATGTTAAGCGACGAACAACTAAAAGAATTTGCGGCAACTGATGCGTTACTTACTAGGTCTCTTAAAGAATATAGTTATGACTCTGACGAGGACGAAGACAACGACGACTGGTAATTATTATGTGGTATAATAAAATAGTTGCTGATTTGTCAAATATTCCTGACTTTATAAATTATTATGAAGGTGAACTGGTACAGGCAAAAACAGAGACATTTATACGAGGTAATGTTGAAAAATCCGCTGCTAATTTACCGGGAATTACAGAGCATAGATTTAACCAGCTTCAGGAGATTGAAGCTGTACTTAACTATCTTAACATACAACTTCGCAAGATTAGACGAAAGCATTTTCAAAAATACTTGGAAGCTTATGCCCGAGCTCTTACAAGTCGCGACGCGGAGAAATATACAGATGGTGAAGACGAAGTCATTGACTTTGAAACTATCATTAACGAAGTTGCTTTGCTTAGAAACAAATGGCTTGGAGTTATGAAAGGTCTAGAAAGTAAAAACTTTATGCTAGGTCATGTAGTAAGATTGCGCACTGCTGGTATGGAAGACATTGTTGTATAATGGACTATAAAAAATACGCTAATAATATTTTACGAGAATGGGCTTTATGCTCAAATGCTAGGCCTAAAAATAACGCGGTTGATATTCAAATTGAAAAAGATACATGTGGTAGGTGGGCAGCTAATTTAATGCATTGTTTAAATTGGGGAACAGAAGCTGAAATAGCCGAAGCATGTTATCAGCTTGAACATAGATTAAAACCATTAAAAGAAAAAATTATTATCGAGGTATTACAAAATGGTACAATTTAAAACGCCATATGAGAGTCATGATCATAGTAAAAAAACTTTAGAGATACTTTATGGATACGATGCATTCTTAGATAGTTTGGAAGTAGTGGCAGATCTTGGCTGCGGCATGGGGCTTGATACCGAATGGTGGGCTACGCTTGAAACTAGAGACGATCCACCAGAACCAAGAAACTACACTGTTTATGCAATTGATAGGAATATTGAACGTATTGATAGTAAAGTAAAAAGCTTGCCTAATATTCATGTATTTGATGATAATATAGATGGCCCACATTTTCAGTTACCAAAATCAGCTGATCTTATTTGGTGCCACGATACGTTTCAATATATCACTGATCCTATTAATACATTGAAAAGTTGGAACAAAGCAATGAATGTTAATGGAATGTTGCTTTTAATTTTTCCGCAGGCTCAACATTATGCCTATAATAGATTACAAGTACACAGTTATAATAACGTTTACTATAATCACAATATTGTAAATTTAATGTATATGTTAGCAGTAAATGGTTTTGATTGTAATGACGCTTATTTTCTTAAAGAAGAAAATAGTCCCTGGTTACATGCAGCAGTGTATAAATCAGATATAGAGCCAATGGATCCAAGCACTACTAACTGGTATCATTTAGCAGAAAAAAACTTACTAAACGAAAGTGTAGTAGAATGTATTACTAAATATGGATACCTTAAACAGGAAGAAATAATTACTTCTTGGTTAGACAAAGATTTTTATTTTCCAAAAGAATGAAGATAGTATTAGTAACTGGAGGCTTCGATCCAATACATTCGGGGCATATAAGATATTTTAAAGCTGCTCGAGCTTTAGGGGATATGTTGATCGTCGGTCTTAATTCTGATGAGTGGTTAGAACGCAAAAAAGGCAGCGCATTTATGCCGTGGAATGAACGGCTATGCATAATCAACAATTTATCCATGGTGGATGAAGTTTATACTTTCGACGATGACGACGGGACCGCAGTTGCATTTATCTACCAAGTTCGAGCCCACTACCCGGAGGCAAAATTAATATTTGCCAATGGAGGGGATCGAACTCCTTACAATACGCCAGAAATGGGGATTCCTGATGTTGAGTTCGTTTTTGATGTAGGCGGAAGCAAAACTGCTAGTAGTAGTGATTATCTTAAAAGATGGTTAGATACGATTGGTAAAATAACTAAGATATAAATCAGCTTGCCGTTGTCTATACTCAATTATAGCAAGTATTATTTTTTTATACATTAGACATCCAATTCTTTGTATTATAAGTGTATTGCTGTAACCAATGTTCAACATCTGCAGCGGTTTTTGGATTTTTGCTTAGAATATATTCTTCTAAATCAGTTTTAGTTGAATTAGTAAACAAATTGCGTAGATATGTAAGCCCAAACAAGCTCATTTTTTCTCCTAGTAGTAGATATTAATATTTATTGCATTGCAACATGAATTAACAAATAATATTAAACCATAAATATTGAATTATGCGTGATTTAATTAATTTACTAACAGAAGCAACAGGTTTAGCCGGGCGAGCCCCGGGTGATATCTTTATTGATGCAAACAATAATGAAGTAACTTTTAGAGAACTTAAATTTTATCCTCCTGTGGGTAGATATAATACGAAAGAGGAAATGTCTGCTGCGGTTGCTGATATAGGCGAACAGTTGCAGCGTTCAGGAATTGAAGTAATAGAAACCAATGCTGATCGTGGAATGCTAGCATTTGGCGTAGCAATGTTTACAGATGCAAATAATAATATACAAGCATATATTAGATATTTCCAAAGAATAGCACAAAATTTTAGATCAAATTTTTGGGACAATAATTCTATTCCTGGTTTAAGGCTAGGCAAAAAAAGCAGCGAAAAGTTACGTGTAGGTTATTCGCCTAGTGAAGTATTAACACAGTTAGATAATCTTACACCCGATAGTATAATACAACAAATAGCTGCAAAATTTGGTGACCAAAGTGTTCTTACTCAAATCGCTGTTAGAGTAAGTCAAGGCGGTACTTCTAATATTGAAGTACCAGCTGAAGGAATACATTTTGAGGCATTCAGAGATTTATTTTGCGAAATGCTACATCCAATAGCTTTAAAGTCAGGTTTCTTTACAGGACCAGTCAATGAATCGGCTACAGTAGCTGAAGAAAAATTTTTAGGACCAGGCGGATTCCAAACAGCAGCAATTAATTTTAGTTCTAGTAAAACCGAAGGACTAAGTGATAGTATATTAGTTGGTGAAAACGGTGTAAGTTTAAAAGTTAGTAGTAAAAATAAAGTTGGTAGTGCTAAAGCCAGCGTTACTAACTTAGCTGTTGAAGCTAGGAAAATGCGAGAAGGTCCTAGTGCAACGTTAATGAATAGATACAAAGATGCTGTAGAGATAATTGAGTTCATTGAACGATCTGACAGCATACTAGGTCCATTATCGTTAGCTAAAAAATTTGGTATCATTGATGATGAAGAATTTAATACCATAATGAGTCTACGTTTTGTGGATTCGTTTGAGTATGTTGCAGTCAATTTAGACGAATATCCCGGAATGACCAACAATTTAAAAACAATTTGGCGTCGACGTCGTGCAAAAAATATGCAGGATAGTGTTCCTTATTTCCATATGGTTAGTGGTATAGCACACACAATAGCAGAATATATAAACAATAAAACTGAGTTTGGTAAGGCTGCGTCGGCAATTCTAAACAATGGTGCGTTAGTGCAAATTTACACTAATGCTAAGAACATGGGTGGTAAGATTATTTTATTCCCATTCCAAACACAGTACCCGTCGGAAACAATTACTGGTGTGGTTATGGATGCTGGTACTAGATATAAAAGCACAGCTATTAATGGTAAGTTTGGATTCCAAATTCTCAAAAATGGTGCCAAACCAGAAGTAACTGATAATGAATTAGACGGTGAACCCGCATCTAAGAAAACAATGGATTTTGATCCAGAAAAGGTAAGGACTCAAATTAAGCCAAAAGGTCGTCAAGTCGAACCACGCGATAAAGATTCAACCCCTAGACAAAAGCGCGATAAGTAATCAAATGCAAAGACCTACTTTAGAAATAACAACCATGATTGGTTGTCCACTGATGTGTAATTTCTGTCCACAAGACAATTTGAGAGATGCATACGGAACAGAAGATCCAAAGTATATGTCGCTAGAAACTTTTCAAATTGCTATTAGTAAAATTCCTGCTAATACTAGAATTGATTTTAGCGGCATGAGCGAAGCTTGGGTAAATCCTAATTGTACTGATATGTTAGAGCATGCCTTAATGAAAGGTCATAATGTTGCGATCTATACCACCTTGTATAATTGGACAATTGAAACTGCTCAGAGAGTAGAAAAGTTGCTTTATAATTATCGTAGACAAATAGAAGTATTAAGTATTCATTTTCCAGATGAATACGGTAATATGAAAGGTTGGAAATATAGCGATGAATGGGTGGCAGTGTTTCACATTGTCACTGCTGCGGTTCAAGATGCTGGAATTAAATTAGAGGCAATGACTATGAGTGATCATGGTCGAGTGCATAAAGACCTAGAAAAACTTGGCGTTCAATTGTATAATTGGTTTGGGCATGATCGTGCAGGAAGTTTAAATAAAGAACAGGTAAAAGAGCAACCAATTAATTTTATAGAAAAGCATGATCAACCAGTTAGATGCAGCAAAACTATTAACTACGACCAACATGTTTTACTACCAAACGGCGACATAGTTTTATGTTGTATGGATTATGATACGAAACATATTTTGGGTAATCTTGTTAATGATTCTTATCAAGATCTTTTTACTGGACCTGGGATGATATCATTATTACGGGAAAATACAAAACCCTGCTATAGTTCAAAAAGTCTGTGTAAGAGTTGCACAGATGCTGAATATTATGTATAATACTACTGTAGGGCCGGAAGCACTATTGGTGGGATGCCCTGAACTCATAATTCAGTCCGAAAGGCCATGTCGGTTCGAGTCCGACCCGGCCCACCATAAATAAAGTAATGAAACTTAACATTACCAAAAAGAGATTAGAGGCAAATAGAAAAAATAGTCTATTAGGTGCTGCAAAATGTAAGGAAAATGCAGATATAAAATATTTTGCTAATCCTTCATTTTGCCAACACTGTAATGTTATGTTGGAAAGAAAGAAAAAGAAAAATAAATTCTGTAGTTCTAGTTGCGCAGCAAAACATAACAATACTATTGCACCAAAAAGAAAAGCAGCAACACACAATTGTCCTAATTGCAATAAAGAAATTAAAAATTTAAATGGCAAATATTGTTCTACAGAATGTTATGAATATCATCGTAGAAAATATAAAACTGATGAAGAAAGAATTGATGCGATTAGAAAAAATGTTAGAGCAACATCAGCAAATTATAGAGCCAAGTTAAGAAATCAAACTCCACCAGACGCAGATTTACAAGCAATTAAAAAAATGTATGCTAATTGTCCCAAAGGTTATGAAGTGGATCACATTATACCTATTAGTAAAGGTGGATTGCATGTATTAGAAAATTTACAATATCTTCCGGCAGCGGAAAATAGACGAAAAGGTAACAAAATAATATGAAAATTTATATTGCAATGGCCGAATTTGAAGACGGCAATAGAATTTTTGAACGTGCATACACAAACTATAATTCTGCAGTTAAAGCCGCAGAAGAAATGGTTAAAGACGTTTCTACTAATACGGATTGGAAAGTATCTCCAATTGTTGAGGATATAGACTTAGTAGATGAATGATAAACAGAGAGAAATTCTTGTAATTACTCAAGAAGAATGTGCAGAAGTCATTCAAGAAATAAGTAAAATATTCAGATTTGGTATCAATGAAAATCATAAGTCGGGTATCACACATCAAAGCAAATTAGAAGAAGAAGTTGGTGATTTGATTTGCATGATCGATTTAATGGTTCAACACCAATTGGTAAACGAATCTAATCTCTATGCGGCCATAACAAATAAACAAAACAAACTTAAAAAATGGAGTAAAATTTATGACTGAGTTGTATAGGGGTTTACTATTAGTTCTAACTAATAAGTTTAATGAGCTAATTTTATCTTTTAGAGAACATACGCAATCTTTTAAAAAGAACACTGACGATCCAGAAAATTATTTTGATGTTGGGGTATTAGGTTTTTGGAATCTAATGTTGGAAATAGTTCTTACTTTATTTGCATTAACATGTCTAATATTGGGAGTAGGTTTAGTCGCTGCATTGGCAGTAGTATTTTATCCTTTGCATGCTGTTTTACAATATTCGGCTT